TGTGTATATTTTATTAAAGATGTTTCACGTAACTGCGAAGTAATTGATTACAATAACTTATGGTAATGGATATTTAATGGCTGCAAAACAGATACCTCTTAATAGTATACTCCCGGCGATCGATCGTAAGGACCGTAATTTTTATAACAATCTTGAAGAAGATTATAAAAAAGTGTTCAGCCCGTATTTGATGCTCAAGTTCGCATCGTCCGTCATTGACCGCGATCCAGACGTCGAACAATATTATATCGTTAGTACAAATGAAGCGGTTAACCCGCACTTGCTAGAAACTCCAATTTCACAACATCCGCAATTGCAATGGCTATTAATGACAGCAGTTAGTCCTTCTGATGGAACAAAAAAACACAAGTGGATAAAAGCCAAAACAAATAAAGCAGGCAAATATGGCCCTATAAAAAAGATATTGGCCGAAATGCATCCAACAATGAAAGATTGCGATTTGGATCGTCTTAGTAAACTAGTAACGAAACGAGAACTAACCCAGTATGCCAAGGATAGCGGAAACGTTAAGTAAGGAAGATTTTCAGTCTCCATATACAGTAGCAGTTTTATATCCGAAGGGTTGTGCGGGAAAGTTTATTATTAATGCTCTTGGGTTGAGTTCCGGTGCATTATTTCAGGACCGGTTACTAGCACAGCGACAGCTCAATAATGCATTTAGCTCGAGAGATAAGATTGAATACTTATTGACTCGGTTAGCCATGCATGATGCAAATACACTCTGGAATGATTTAGACCTCGGATGTATACAGTTGTTCGGCCTGGATCAATTTGATATTAATTGTAATTCCGGTGCCAATATCAACATAATTAAAGAATCAATAGTAAAGCGTAAATACATTTTTATAGTTGCACATAATCGACTCGAGGAGCAAAAGATACTATCTAGATGGAATAATGCTCGGATAATTAAATTATATAATTGTAATCACATGCAACAGTTACAGCAACGAAATAATTATGCCACGCAGTTTTTACTCGATCGATATCCGAAATCACATTTAAAATGGAATGCCAAGTTCTTTGATTCAGAAGAGTCAGTGCTAACTCATATTAACGATATGTACATACAACTAGGATTGAACGATTTTAATAAAGATTACATACTAGAATACTATCGATCTTGGCATGATGTTTGTAAACTACAAGGCAGGTTATGATAGATCGACTCGTGATAAATGGATGTAGCTATATGGATCATTATGTGCGCGGTAATGGCCATGCTGATCTTGCTAACCTATTAGGAATAAATCAGATAAGAGATTTATCAGAATCTGGAGCATCAAATGATCGTATAATCCGCACCACATTTGAAGATAGTTTAATAGCTAACCCATCATTGTATGTTCTAGGCACAACATTTTTTTTAAGACAAGAACTATCGTTGTCTACAAGAGGCGATCATTGGGAATCGGTTAAATTAGGATCGAGAGTCAATTACCTGCCGCCACATGTTAGTCAGACTGATGTTCAAAATTATATCAAATTAGGATTAAAATTTAATCAAGATACAATGGATGCTCATGTAGAATTATTGTTCTACCGTTTAATAATGTTAATTGATAGTTTACAATCACGTGGACATAAGGTACTAGTATTTAATACAGCAGAAAAAGCAATATTTAATACATCATTTTGTGACAGAAAATTATTCAAAGATAGGACCGAAATTATAGATAGTCTATGTTGGTTGTCAATTCCGTACCAATTTGAAAAAGGTGCTCGGTACTTAAAACAGGATGAACAGCTTGATCCTAACCTTCGACATGTGGCTCCTGGAGAGCATAAGCAATTGAACAATTTTTTACTTGACTATATTAAAAAAGAAAGTATACTACACATATGACAACTTTTACCTGCGAATTTTGCAATAAGACATTTAAGCGTGAACGTACTATAGCGTCACATGCATGTGAACCCCGCAGACGAATGCAATCCAAAGGAGAAACTAGTGTTCAAATTGCGTTTAGCACGTTTGGAAAGTTTTATAGACGATTACAAGGATCCGGAGCTAAGGAAAAGAGTTTTCAAGACTTCATTAAAAGTTCTTATTATAGTGCATTTATTCGTTTTGGCGAGTATTGTGTTTCTGTCAATTGTATTAGTGTCATTGGATATGCTGACTACGTTATAAAGAACGAAATTCCAGTCGACAAGTGGAATACAGATACTATATATTCTATGTTTATGCAATACTATATACAAATTGAACCATTGGACGATGCATTGGAACGTTCAGTTAAGTACAGTATGACCTGGGCCACCGAAAATAATATGGATTCGTATGATTTCTTTAGAAAGGCTTCTACGTTTAATATTATATCATCACTTCAATCTGGCCGGGTTAGTCCGTGGGTATTATATCAAAGTGGAAGTGGAATGGCCTGGATACAGCAAACAACTTTAGGACTGAGTCCAGTCTGGGATATGATAGAGCCTGATATGTGGGGAAAGGTATTTGAGAAGCGTACAGAAGATGTTGAGTTCGCTCGTTCTGCATTAATATTAGGGGGCTGGTAATGTCACACCATGCAGATATTGACTTAGACTTCGGCGATCGCATAGACATTATTGATATAATTAAATGTACCCCCGCCCAAATTGAAGTTAAAGGGGAAAAACGCAAACATAACAGCGGAGTATATATCCAGGCGATACCGGTAGATCCAATAATTGATACTGCTAGTCTTTCATATAAGGATGCTGATGATCGCGGATATTTTAAATTGGATTTTTTAAATGTGTCGATTTATAAGCATATACGCGATTACGAACATTATGATGAATTATTGGCACTCGAACCACCCTGGCATAGGTTAGCCGAAAAAGAGTTTGTTGAACAAATAATTCATATCGGAAATTACCACGATATGTTGTCGGAGATGCTTCCGGACTCAATCCCTAGAATGGGAATGTTCATTAGTGCTATTAGACCAGCTAAACGATACCTATTAGGTAAGCCTTGGAATATTATAGCAGAATCTATTTGGACCAAACCTAAAAATAATCAGTATTACTTCAAACAGGCTCATGCAATATCATATGCTATGTTGGTTGCATTGCATATGAATATAGTACATACAACTTAATCGACTCTGCGCACCAATGTGATTGATTTTCGTTTTCGTTTAGTATGTGAAATTTTACTAAGGCTGGTTATTGGACCACTTAAAATGTTTAACGTCTTATTAGTAAACGTTCTTGTATAAGGTTTAAACATATTCCATTCGCTTTTTAGAAATAAATTAATAGGAATACTTCTATTGGATTCCCACCACCAAGTTTCACCTAGCTCTAAGAACTTCTGTTTTAATTCAACATTTGGTAATTGTCCGAAGTCATAAATGCTTGTAATAGTAGCATCGTTATTTTGAATTATACCTACAAATTCCTCACCAGCATAACAACATATGGTTAGAAATGGATATTTCGCACTGAGTTGATCGTATAAATTATCCATTAACTCTCACCCAATTTACAATATAGACAGGGATAGGTTCTGATAATTTATGATGTTTAGAACTGCGACTTTGTTTGTATTTAATCTCAGATATATTCTCTACTAATGCTAATGGTTTTTCAAGCCTAATGCACCCGTGGCTGAATTTTCTATTAGTGCGTTTAAACAAGTACGGTGCAGACGTATCATGCATAAAAATCCTTCCTATGTTACTTAATCTAAACTTTACCTTGCCGAGTGCGTTGGCTGGGCCAGGCAGTTGTGTTATGCGTAACGAGCCATCGTCTCTGTATGATGTTATGTATTTACGATTCTTATATTTTTCCGGATTATTGTCCATGTTTGTTATTAATTCCTTTTCTATTGATTTCGGCACATTCCAAGCAGGATTGGTAATAATGTGTGTAATTGCAGTTTCTTGTTCAGGCGTACTCCATCCACGTTTACCAATTATAACCTTCATACTTAAAATGGGTTCGTTGTTGTCAACAAGTACAAGTTGTTGACTTCCTTTATTAATAATTATGTATTTGTTTTCATGTTCGGTTACAAAATCTAAATATTGATTATATTCTGTCAGTGGGAGTTCAAGCACGGGTGCTTTTCCCACTGCAAAAGTATTGAATGACAGCAGTAATAATATAATAATTGTTTTCATTATGATCCTTTGAGTTTTAAGATTGATACAATATTTTAACTAAATATTACAATGATGTCAAGCAATCAATCAACTAAAATGTATTTATATCACCAACGTCACCGTGTAGTCCTTTTGGACACAAGTTCGGGATGCTATGCCACAAGGATATACCAACAAGTGTACGCAAAGAATCTTATTGCTCATAGAGCCACAGATAATCGCATATTAATAGAATTCGTTAACCAGGATCAAAAACCAACCCCGTTAGATGGGCTCGATTTTATATTCCGTATTATTTCTACTGATGGTGCCGAGTTATTATTAGAAAAACCGTTAGAAATTGTAAACAAAGCTAAAGGTCAAGCAAGAGTCGTTATATCGGAACAAGAGCTTGACTCCATTGCTCCAGGAATATTAAGTTATAGTATTGAACGACATTACTTTCCGTTCACTCCTCCAGAGGCACCAATTGAACCCCCTGAAGATCCAGACGGTCCTGTAATACTGCCGGTCTACCCGCCGACTTACGAATGTAATATTAATGGTAATCCAGGACCAGCTGATCCTGTTAATCCGGAAGACTTTCAAGCGGTTGAGTTTGAACCTACATTTGTAGATGACCAAGCAGGTGGTAGGGGAGTTATTGAAGTTGTTGATAGTATTATGCCAGCATTTGTTAGCAGTAAGGTTTTAACTATCCCGGAATTAGTTGGACTAAATACCACTGACTCACAGCGTAGTGGGGAATATCACACAAGTATTATAGACACAGATGCTCAAGAATCGTACACCTTTCAATTAGCTGTAACTGATTTCACCGGGACTATAACTTTCCAAGGCGGGACTGATACAGATAATTTATGGTACGACATTATTTCTAATTCATACGATGAACATAATGAAATAATCGGAGCAATTGTTGACGGATACCATCCGTATTTGCGTATCAATATAACTGACAACACAGACGGAGCAATTAACACAATATTATATAGGTAATTTATGATTAACAAATTGGTATCATTTGGATGTAGTTGGACATTTGGTGATGAACTTATGAATCCAAATATTGGTGATGTACACTGCACTGATCCATTAAATGATACATATAGGCGTAATCATTCTTTTTCGGGGTTAATAGCTAAACATTTTGGTTGGGATTATCGTTGTTTGGCTTTCCCAGGCGGGAGTTTACAGGCTATGATTTGGAATCTAAATTGGTGGCTAGACATCACTCCCGAAAAAGAACGTGCAGAAACATTTGTATTTGTGGGGCTGACAGACGAATCTCGAAATAGTTGGTACAATCCATATTATCAAAATCGCTTAGATGATTGGGGTGTTCATCGTTACATGCATAGTATATGGCTTCAAGGGACTGATAATATTAAAGATGAGCCGTATATGAATGAATGGCGTCAACTTAATAAATTATACTATACTTTAAGCGACTGCGATAAGGCCCGCGAAATTAGATATGCCGAAACAGTTCGTTTCTTTGATGGTGTATCTGCACGTTACAATATCCCTATGCTACAAGTTAAAATGCTTACTCAACAAACAAAACCCAATGTACCAACTCTATTAGAGTCTGATACTGTATTGAATATGTTAATGTCACAATGTGAACCACGTACTAATTCGTTGTTCTGTGCAGGATTACACCCAAATGAGCAAGGGCATCAAATTATATCAGAATACTTGATACCTGAGGTAAAATCTGTTATAATGAGTGAATGACAGATATTCTACAAATAATTCCAGCAAGTGCTACAAGGAGTCCAAACGGATGGTATAGTTTCAATGCACCGTGTTGTGTCTATCGTGGTGAAACTATTGATACTCGTAAACGAGGTGGGGTTAAGATAGAGGGTGATGATTGGGTGTACCATTGTTTTAACTGCAAATTCGCCGCGAAGTTCGTTATGGGTCAGCCGATAAGCAATAATACCCGTAAACTATTATCATGGTTTAATGTTGATGAAGTAAGTATTAATAGAATGAATTTAGATAGTATTCGGAACCGTAAGTTCAGTGATATAGTACATGATCGTCAGGTTGAAGAGTTACGTAATGATTTTCGTAGTATTCATTTTATTGAGCATAAACTTCCGCGCGGTTCAAGGCCCATAAATCTTAATGATAAAAAGTTCATCCAGTACCTTGACAGTCGCGGGCTAAGTACTGCGGATTATTCATTTAGAATAACTCCGCAAGATGTAGGAAGAAATAAGAATAGAATAATCATCCCGTATTTGTACGATCAAAAAATAGTCGGATGGACTTCGAGGTTCCTTGACAAGCATAAACTCAAGTACATGAATGAACACCAACAGGATGGTTATCTATTCGGTTTAGATTTTCAGAAAGACACATGGAAATATGCTATTGTATCTGAGGGTGTTCTTGATGCTGTAAGTATTAAAGGCCTTGCGGTTATGCATGGCGAATTTTCCCAACGGCAAATAACAATGCTCAGACATTTAGAAAAGGAAATAATAGTTGTTCCGGACCAAGATAAACCCGGACTCGTATTAGTTAAGCAAGCCATGGCAGAGGGCTTTTCTGTCAGTATTCCAAATTGGGGAAAGAATAAAGACAATGAATGGATTACAGATATAAACGAAGCAGTACAGAGGTATGGCAAGTTAGGTACTTTGTTAAGTATAGTACATGCCAAAGAGTCAAGTAACATATTAATTAAAATGACTCTTAATAAGATGAAAACGAGATTAGAGATTAGATGACAGAATATGGATATGATATACAAAAACTGTTTTTAGAATTAATGTTGCATGATGCAGAAAGTTTTATTAGAGTACAGAATATATATAATGCAAATAATTTTGGTGTTAAATTACAACCCGCCGCCGAGTTTATGCAGGAGTACTCAGAAAAATATAGTACACTCCCAGATCGTGCCCAGGTAAAAGCAGTTACTGGAACTATCTTAGATGAAATACCGCATGAACTTGATCAGGTTGATTGGTTCCTTGATGAGTTCGAAGGGTTCACACGGAGAGTCGAGCTTGAACGTGCAATTTCAAAAAGTGTTACGTTATTGGATAAAGGGGACTTTGACCCTGTAGAAAAACTTATCAAGGATGCAGTACAAATCAGTTTAACCCGCGATATGGGTACGGATTATTTTTACGATCCAAGAGCAAGACTATTGAAGATTCGTGACAAAAATGGTCAAGTAAGTACCGGTTGGAAAAATCTGGATGATAAGTTATACGGCGGATTTAATAGGGGTGAACTACAAATATTTGCAGGGGGCTCTGGGTCGGGTAAGTCATTATTCATGCAGAATTTGGCTGTTAATTGGCTTTCAGCAGGGTTAAACGGTGTATTTCTTACCCTTGAATTAAATGAAGAACTTTGTAGCTTACGGGTTGACGCCATGATAACCGAAATAGCCACAAAATTGATTTTTAAGAATCTTGACGATGTTGAGATGAAAGTCAAATTAAAAGCTAAGACATTTGGTGATTTTCGTGTCAAGTACATGCCAGCACAGAGCACCGTTAATGATATTCGAGCTTATGTACGTGAATTGCAAGTACAGACAGGAATAACCATTGATTTCTTGTGTATTGATTACTTAGACTTATTAATGCCAGTGGGCGCAAACGTATCGCCTAGTGACCTTTTTGTTAAAGATAAGTACGTATCGGAAGAAATACGTAATTTAGCAAAAGAGTTGAATGTCGTAACTGTAACTGCATCCCAGTTGAATAGAAGTGCGGTAGACGAGCAAGAGTTTAATCATAGTATGATTTCTGGCGGTATTTCAAAAATCAACACAGCAGACAATGTTTTTGGTATTTTAACTAGTATGAGTATGCAAGAGCGTGGAGTGTATCAATTACAGTTAATGAAAACTAGATCGAGTGCAGGAGTAGGACAAAAGATTGAACTAGCATTTGATAAGGATTCGTTACGAATTACTGACGGGGGCAATGATCCTAATGACACCCCGCCCCCTAGTAGTGCGGCCAAAAGTATTATGAATAGCATTAAAGCAAAGACAACACTATCGACCCCAGCAGAAGATACCAGTAAAGATAAGAGTGATATCATGTCTGCTAAGTTAAAGAAGTTAATGAATAAGACAGCGTAAGGAAAAATATGAGTAAATTGTACTGTAACGATATTCATGCAGGGTTAGTAATTAACCCAGGCCAAACAGACATAGCATTGCGGCCGTGCTGTTTAGTTGGTACTGAAGAGCGTTTTGCAATTGGATCGGATTTTAAGTTCACCGAATTATTCAATGAAATGCGAGTAAGTAACAAAAAGGATTTACTAATAGCTAAAGGATGCAAGTACTGTACTAATTTAGAATCCTATTCTCCTGGGAGTAGTAAGCGAACTGATGCAAATATTATGTTTCCGGGAACAAACATTGATTCTGTTGGCCCTAATTATATTGAGTTAAGTTTAGATTTTACTTGTAACTTAGCCTGTCTAATATGTAGTCCAAATCTTAGTTCAACATGGACAAAATACTCTGACCAAGAACCATCGGCAAAAATTACAAATAAATTCTCGGTCGTTGAGGATATATTTGATAAGTTGGATTTGTCAAGGTTACGTAAAATTCATATACTAGGTGGCGAGCCATTCATGTCTGCGCAGAATATTGTATTGTTGCGTTATTTACGTGACACGTTAGATGCATCAAAGGTTATTATAATGTATCATACCAATGGATCAATATTGCCAGCCCAGGAAGTTCTTGATCTACTTAGCGAGTTTAAAATGGTAGAAATTTATTTTAGCATTGATGGGTTAAACGAAGCGCACGAGTACCAGCGGTTTCCAATTAAATGGAATGAACTTGAATACAACTTAGAAAAATTTAGTGAGATGTCGCCACATAATACATTATTTAAAATTGAGTTCACAATGGGGCTCCTTAATGTACATTTATATAACGAGTTTAAAAAATGGTACGAAACATGCGCAGTCCGTACAAATAGGTTCGGGGATGACAGTTATTTAGTTACTCATCTTGTTGCTGGTCGATTAGCATTAACAAACATTTCAGAACAACATGCCAGCTGGCTCGAAAAAAATTATCCAGAAACAGCTCAATATATTGGTACAACCCGCGGAAAAAACAGTGCAGATATAGTTGAATTTATATTAGATCAGGATACACGTAGAAATAATGATATCAATAGATGGTTCCCCGAGTTCATCACCTTTTATAGGTAAATAATACTAGATGAGATCATTATGCAACAAAAAACACGCTCCTTATTAGAAGAACTCGAAAGTATGCACAGAGAACGGGATTCCCGTTATGTTATAGAGTCGCGAGCAGATAATATAATAGCAAGTGCGATAAATCTATTAGATTTGATAACGGAAACATACACAGAAAGTGAAACAGATGATCTAACCCGAAAACTCTTAAATAGTATTAGAAATAGAGACGCCGGTAAATTTAAAAGAAGTTTAGGTCGTATAAATGAAAGTAAAAGAATTACATGAAGCAGGTTGGTTCGATGGCCTAGGGGATAGACTCACTAGTACACACGGTGATACTCGAGGAGCCAGCAAAACCAAAAAGCAAGAACAAATAACAAACAAAATAGCAGAATATTGGAATGAGAAAGTTCAAGAACTTAACC